TGGGGCTTATTGACCCTCCTAATAAGATTACTAGAAAAGACATACTAGCTCCAATCCGTGAAGGAGAAGACTGGTATGGCATTGGTCCATAGTTATTTGTAATAGCCTATGTGACTTTAACAAAACAAGATGTCTGTGACATTAAACATATTATCTCAAGCTGTGCTTGAAAGGAAAAATTATGAGTGAAGAAAATACAGTAATTGAAGAAGAAGTAAATGAAGTAGAATCCAATGATACTACTGAGCAAAATGTTCAAAAGGAAACCGTTGAAGCTTCAAGCGAAGACAAGATTGATCCAATTGAGCAAGAGGTCCAAGATCGACTTACTAAAATGAAGTCAAACATGGACCGAATGGCCAATGAGCGTGATGAAGCGCTTAAAAAGGCTGCGGAGATTGAACAAAAACAAAAACAAGACACAATCAATCGACTAGAAGAAGAAGGAAAACTTCAAGAAGCACTTGAAATGAAGCTAGCAGAAGCTAACGCTAAATTAAAAGTATTTCAAGAAGAAAATACTAAACTTAATCGAGATAACGTAGTTAATTCTACACTTGGTGGTTTAGAATTCCGAAATGATCGCAGTCGTCAAATGGCTTATCGTGATATTGTTGAGCAACTTGTACAAAATGAAAACGGTACTTGGGTTCACAAATCAGGAACAACTATTCAAGACTTTATTCTCTCTTACTCAAAGAATGAAGATAATTCATTTTTGTTTCGTGTTAAAGCGAACTCAGGAGCAGGGACAACCTCTAGCTCTGGAACACCAGTAACAAATTCGAACAAGTCTTTGTCAGATATGACACAGCAAGAAGTTCTTAATTTGGCGGCAAAAGGCCAACTGGGAAATTATACATATTAAATAACTTAATAGTTAAATAAGGATAAATAATTATGGCTATTACAAACACAGACTTTCAAAATGTCGCACTCGCTATCTCTGCTTACGCAGACGAAGCCTACACAACCGCTCAAAAGCTTAATTCAACTGGCATCGTTGGTATGCGTGATGATATTAATGCTGATGGCGAATCCTTTGTTGGTCAGTTCCGTTACTACAAGCCACTGGCAGCTAACGTAAACGTTGCTTCCTTGTCTTCCGCAACAAACGGTACATACACAGATATCACAACTGATATCGCCAACTATGTTAAAACTGTTCGCACATTCGGCGCACAGCAAGTAAACATGCAAGAAGTCGTATCCAAGCAAGACGGTCTTGCTAAAATTGCTCGTGACTTTGCACAAGTACGTGGCGATGACGAAGGTACTGCTCTTATGAACCTTCTCAAAGGTGTTGCAGCTTACGAAGTTGCTACAGGTGATGCAGGTGGTTCCGGTAACGGCGGTCTTACAAGCTATGACACAGATGCTGATACAGCCGCAACAGGTAACTTTGTTGACGTAAACGCCCTTGGCACCTTTGGTGCTGCTGCAACAGGTACTTCTGACGCACGTAAACTCTTTGATTCCACCGCTGTTGGTGCTGCTCGTGGTGAGCGTTTGTTCCAAGCTATTGGCATGGGCTTCAAAGATTACGAACCAGACTTTATGTACATGGTTACTTCCCCTGAGATCATGGCAGAAATGCGTGCTGCTAACTTGGTAGACGATACAACTGTTACAGATGGTAACTTGAACTTCAGCACAATCTTTGGTGGTAAGTTCCGTTTGGTAATGACTCGTGCAAACCAAATGCACAGCGCCGCTTCCGGTGATTTGAACGCACAATCCACAAAGTGTAGCTTCATTGTCAAGCCAGGTTCAGTAACCTTTGCCCCAGTGGCAACACCTACACCAGTAGAAGTTGATCGTGACGCAGCCTCCTACACAGGTGGTGGTTCTACCAACATCTGGTACCGCTATGGCTTCATCATGCACCCAATGGGTTACGATTGGGCAGGTGCTACAAACGCATTTGCAACAAACGCTAACTATGCCGCTAACGCTTCGTGGGATCGTAAAATGTCTGCGCTTAACTTGGGCATCCTGCCTATCTTCCACTCATAATAATTAGGAGGAGCTAATGGCTTTAGTTCTAAACACTAATAGTTATGTAACAATTACTAACGCTGAAACTTATTTCGAAACTCGAATTGACGCTGCAAAATGGAATACTGCTGCAGAAAGTCTAAAAGAAGAAGCTCTTGTAACTGCTACACAAATTATAGATAACAATCCTTGGATTGGTTCGGCTATTAGCTCTTCGCAAGCTCTGGCTTGGCCTCGTAAAAATGCAATGTACTATGATCCTCGTATGGGGTTTGATGTTACCTTCACTAATTCAGAAATTCCTGATTTAGTTAAAATTGCTGTTTATGAACAAGCCTTACATTTGTTAAATAATGAAGACTTACTAGCTCAAACAACCCAGACATACGAGAGTATTAGTATCGGTAATATTAGTTTATCTGATTCTAATAATGATGTAACTAGAATTTCTATTACACCTTCCTTCGTTATGAAACCCCTTAGACCTTTGATCCGTAGAGGGTCACAAGGACAAGGTTCTGGTTGGTGGAGGGCTAACTAATGTCTCTTTCTGCAAAAGTAACTGCCGCTGTTAACAAGGCTTTTATTGCTGCGGATGATATAGTTAAGCAAGGAGTCCTCTCTACTAAGTCGGTTTCTGGTTATGATTTTGGATCACGCCAAACAGTTAGCACTATTACTAGTCAAACTGTGGACGTAATTATCCAGTCTACTCAAAAACCTTCTGGAGAGGGCTTCACAACTACAGCTGTTATGAAGTCAGGTGTTGATATTTCGGTTTACGATGTATTAACAGTTGAATTAAAGGTCTACAATATTGTTGACTATACGGACAATAATTTTACTATTGAAGCCATCTTAACTAAAGAGGTACAATAATGTATGATAATGTTCTAGACGATATTGAGGCAGTGTTTAACTCTGCCACTTGGACTTCAAACAACATTGATATTTACCCAGATAACTATCAAGGTACTATCTCTGATCAAACAGAATTTTGTAGGCTTAACGTATTACCTAGCAACAGTGAACACTACGCATATGGCGGTAATAAACAGACTGAAGGTTTAGTTGCAATTAAAATATTTGTTAAAGCAGGTGAAGGTCAAGCCCGTATCATGGCTATAGCAGATATCTTAGACGTAAGTCTTCAAAACAAAAAATTAACAAATGGAACAGAGCTTGGAACATCCTATTTGAATGTGGAAGGGCTAGACCCATCTAATAAAGCGCTATACAGCGCCAGATACTTAATACCATTTAAACTATATGGAGAATAATAAATGGCACATATCGACTCACTTAGTTCAGGTATCTTTTCCTATCTAGATATCTTTACAGATAGTGCTACCGTGACCCCTACTGCTGAAACGGCAACGGGTTATTCCGCACTTTTCGATACTAATACAACAGACGTAGATGCAGCAGATATTGTTCGTATGCCTTCTGTACGTGAATTCCCTTCTATCGGTACGCCAGCAAATATTGTTAACGTACCTGTTTACGGTCAAAACACATCGTCTCAAATCCAAGGTCAGTCAGACGCACCAACACTTGAAGTAACAGTAAACTATAACGCCGGAGACATGGCTGCGTTCCATACTCTTGTAGGCCAACAAGTTTATTTCCGCTTTATGATGTGTGATGCTGCTGTAGATCTTGCAGACTCTAATGCTGGCGCTAACGCCGCAAAGAATACTTCTTTTTACTTTAAAGGTAAAATTGAGGCAATCTTGGTTAACCCACAGTTGACAGATGCGACAACCGCAACTGTTACTCTGTCGGCTCAATCAGACTTCTTTGGTCCAGCAACAGTGTAAATTAAAAATGTAGAAGCCCCTTAACGGGGGCTTTTATACCTATTATAGAAAGAGAATTATGACAGATAAACCATTTAGTAAAGCATTTGTTATGCGAACTACATTCCGACATATGCGCCGTAGTGTAGATATTAGTATTCGTAAGAGTTTTGAACGGTTCAAAGATTTTAAAGAAGATTCACGAGAAGGCAAAGATTGCCTAGAAACTCTTTCTGTATTACATACAGTACGAAAAATGCTTGATGATTTTCAGGCAAACAATCAAGAACTATTTACAGAACAAGACAAGCTTAGTTAGAGAGAAATTATGAAACATTTAGTTGGACGAACCATTACTGAAAAAGTTACTTTTATGGGTGAAGAAGTAGAAGTTAAAAAACTAACAGTAACTGAGGTTTTTAAGATTCAAGACTTAATTAAAAAGTCGCAAAATAAAAAAGATGAATACGATGACATTAGTTTAATCAAAGATGTCATTCGTCTAGCAGTCACAGGTGCTGCTGAAATTACCGATGAGGATTTTAATAGTTTTCCCGTTGGCGAACTAACCCAACTCTCTGAAAAGATTATGAGCATTGCGGGGTTAGGGGGCGCTTCTTCGGGAAACTAACTGCACAAGAAGAAACATTATATGAAATAGCTTATAATCTAAGGATTCCTGTTTATCAATTATTATCAGAAATGCCTTATGATGAGTTACTAAAATGGATTAGTTTCTTCAAACAAAGACCTGTTGGCTGGCAAGAAGATCAAAGAACATTCTTGCTACTACGTGCGGCAGGGGTTAAGGGTTCTGCTGAAAGCATATTCCAATCTTTGAAAACCATTAAACAAGGTCAACAAGATAAACAGATTCCAGATAGAGCAGTGCCTAAGGGTAAGTTCTTAGATATGATGCTTAGAGCCAAAGGTGGAGACTCCTCTGGTTGGAAGATTAAATGAGGAAACTACCATGGCTGAAGTCTTTAGTATGGAAGTTGTTAACTTTCAAAGAGAAATGCGCAGAGTTGAAAAGGAAGTTAGTCAAATGACTAACCTTGAACTTGATGATAGAATTGATTACGCAACCGATACTTTAAAGGTCGTTACACCTGTTGACACAGGTAGAGCAAGGCGTGGTTGGAAAAATATAAAAAAGTATGACACTTATGGTTTTAGGGATGGTACTATCTCTAACGAAGTCGAATACATAGATGTCCTCAACAATGGACACAGTAGACAAGCACCTCGTTATTTTATAGAACAAGTGCTAATGAAAATAGGTATACTAATCCCTTGAATAACTGCCCTCTGATGGCTCTCGATATACGAGACTGTTAGGGGGCAATTTTATTAAATGGAGGCATCATGAGTGGTGTAGAAATCAGGGTACGTGCTAATACAACCCAAGCACGAGGTGAATTACAAAAATTAGAAAAATCCGTTGGAAAGATTCAATCTGTTACTAGCGGTCTTGCAAATTCGATTAAAAGTGCTGTTGCTGCGTACTCCGGTTTTGTCTCTGTTAAAGGTATTGTTTCGGCTGCGGACAGCCTTAAGAACCTTGAAAACAGCATTGCTCTTGTTACAGGTAGAGGAAAAGAGTCACAAGCAGCTTTACAGCGGCTTTACGCTATCGCAGCCAGAGGTCGTTCTTCTATTGATACTACTACTGCAACGTTTAACCGTTTTGGTCTAGCGCTTTCTGATGCAGGTAAATCTACAGAAGAAATTTTAGCTGTTACAGAGGTAGTGGCTAAAGCAGCTACACTATCCGGTGCGTCTGCTGAGTCAGCACGAGCAGCTATTGTTCAGCTTGGTCAAGGTTTGGCTTCTGGTGAGCTACGGGGCGAAGAACTTAACTCTGTACTTGAACAAACGCCACGTATTGCACAAGCTATTGCTGATGGCATGGGTAAACCCTTTGGGGAGCTTCGCTCATTAGCTAAAGACGGTCAGATTACTTCTGAAGCTGTATTTGATGCGCTTATCAGTCAGATTGTTGCTATTGAAAAAGAATTCCTTACTCTAGAACCTACTGTTGGTTCTCTTTCAACAGTAATGAAAGATGAGTTTACAAGGGCTTTAGCTGCTATTGATGATATTGCAGGATTCTCAGATAATGCAAGAGGTAAAATTGAGCTTTTAACTACTGCATTTAGGTTTATTGCCGACAATGCAAAAATTAACTTTCTTATATTACGTATCGAGTTAAGAAATCTTGCTAGGGACTTTACAGATACAGCAAAAAATTTATATAATACTGTTTCTTTATTATTCTCAGAAAGTTTCACTGTACAAGGTTTTAAGGATTCTCTTACAGCAGCCTCAGATTCTCTAAAAGAATTTATAGGTCTTACCAACGAAGATGGCCAAGAAAGTAGCTTCCAAAAGTTATTTGCTAAAATACCACCCCTTGACCTTTCTGGTTATCTGCCAAACCTTTCTGAAATTGTTGGAAACCTTACAAGTTTTGCGGTGTCGGTAAAAGATATTTTCTTTGATATTTTTAATGATGTTATCTTAAACTCAACTTGGTCAAGTCTATTTTGGAAAGGCACCGATAGGATTGGTGGACCTAAGTTTACAGCAGCTATACAAGATGTTTTATCAAAACTTAGCGGCTGGGCTACTAAAATTAAGACCTTATTTCAAGACGTATTCTTAGGTGCTAGGGACTTTAACCAGTTTGGTGAAGCAGGTAGAGGTGAACGTTCAGGTGGTATTGTTTCTTATTTTGAGGGCGGTACAACCGCTATCGGAGGTTTTGTAAGCGCTATCAGTTCAGCAATAACAGAGTCTAGTGCGCTAAATAAGACTCTTGAATTCTTTCAAGAATTACCAACTTCTATTAAAAACGCCGCAGCTGCCTTGGGGGATTACACAGAGGCAAGAGGGGGTGCTATTGGCATAGCTAATAGCGGTGTTGATGCCTTATTTGGGGAAAGCCTTGATGCTTTTGGTCCACAGCCCGGTCTAAACAGATCCCCAGGAATTGTAAGTCAGGTTTTCGAGACAGCAGAAGAAAACAAGTATCTTATTGCAGGTGGGCTTCTAGCAACAGGGTTTGCTGTTAAATTCCCCGAAGTAACAAGCAATCTTTTACAAGGTAGCTTTTTTGTTCTTGGCGCTGCTGCAGGTACCGCCTTTTTGGCTGCTCTAAAATTACCTATTGTTCTTCTTGCGCTTGGTGTAAGTTTCGGTCCAGATGTTTTAACCAAAGCAGCAGAAAGTGGCGCTATCCGCAAATTAGGTGTAGCAATCGGAGATGGTATTGTTAAATTCTTTGAAGAAGATGCAGAAGGCCGTGGTGTGTTTAAAAGAATTTTTGATGCAATTCTATTGGGCAGTACAGAACTAGGGGGTGGCTTACTTGAAGGGCTTAATCTTGGATTTAATACAAACGAAATTGCGGATACAATAGCCGGAGTAGTTTCTATTGCTCTTGTAACAGCGGGGGCTGCAGGTATACTATTGAACGGCACTAAGTCTTTCGCTGGTACTATTGCAAAACTTCTGTTCGGTTTAGCATTCAAGACTGCCTCATTTGTAGGAATTACTGGTGTATTAGGGGGTGTTTTTGAGAAATTAAGTCTTGAAGCTCAGACAAGCCCTAAGTTAGAAAAAGCTAGACAGGGGCTTAATAAGGCAGGTGGCCTTTTAGGTAAGTCTTTTAAAGCAGGATTATCAGGTTCCTTTGCTCAATTAACCGCAGATGCTATTGTACCAGATGATGCGCTTGGAGGCTTAGGAGAGGCTCTCGATGGCGCTATTGGAGGTGCTGTTGCAGGGGCTCAATTAGGTGTCATTGGTGGGCCTTTAGGTGTAGCTATCGGCGCTGCAGTTGGTGGTGTTGTAGGTTTAGCATTCGTTGTGCTTAATAACGAAGAATTGATGTCTAGTAT